CCGTACTTGTACTCGCCGGTTTCGTTGATCTTTTCCAGCTTCAGGGCGCCGTCGACCTGCACGCGCGTTGCCGGACGGAAATCCGTCAGCGAGCCCTGCCGTGCCCAGCTCGTGAAGGACCGCGGCGCCGCCGAATAGGCATCGCGCAGCGTCCGGTTGATCACGTTGCCGAAGACGATCGGCAGATCCGATGTCGAGGTGTATCCCGCACGGCCCGTCATGCCGAGCGCCATGCCAGCCAGCTGGCGAAGGTCCATGCCGCGCGTGTCAACGCCGGCCGCTTCCAGCGCTTCGCGGCACATTTCCCGCAGGGTCATGCCGCGATACTGGCGGGCCGCATCGTTCAGCTCATGACGCGGGTTCACGCGATGCATCACCGCGTCCGTCATCGCGGCACGGCGCACATCGGTTTCGTCGGTTACGGTCACGATGCTCGCCGCGCCTCGTTGCGGATTCGCGTTCGAGCGCTCGGCCTGCAGGCGCAGGATTTCAGCGCGTGCGGCATCGACGCTTACGCCGCGTTCAATGAAACCGTTCAGCAACTCATCCTGATTGTCCAGCACGCTCGCGCGGACGGCCGTGCGAAGATCCATCATGCGCTGACGCTCCGTCGCCGCACCTTCGTTGCGAGCGGCTTCAGCTTGGGCCGCAGCTGCAGCGTTTCGTGCCGCCTCCGAGGTATCCGGACCGGACGGATTTGCGGGGGTTTGAGGTTGGTTTTCACCGGGCATCACAGCTCCTTGGTTAAGTTGCGAGGCGCGTGCCCCGTCAGAAGAACCCCCTGCGCTTCGATCGACGAACTCGCAAGGGAAAAAGCGTTGATCAGGCGTGCCGCCTGCATTGCGCACGGTGGCGTTCGGGTCGGCCGGAATCGAAACCAGCGAGATTTCGTACGGCTCCCAGTCGGTCGCGCGGTAAATCCACTGATCGTTGCCTTCCTGGCCGGGCGGGATCATGTCGTACTGATACGTCCGGTAGCCGAAAGAAATGTTGCGCAGGATGCCGTCCTGTACGTCCTGAAAATACGGCTGCACGGCGTCACGCGATGAGAAACGAAGCTGCGCCTGCCCGGTGCTGCTCGCGCTATCGAGCGACGCGCTGGACACGACACCGAGCACCGAATCGAGGCCACCCCAGCGGTCGTGATCGTTCAGAACTGGCGCATTACCAGACTGCAGTCGATCCATCCGGACGGCGCCCGGACCGGTGCTGAGCTCTTCCATGTACGTGCGGTCGCGCATCCAGTCGTAGCGCTGCACCTGTGCCCCGGCAGTCCAGGTGACATCAACCGTGCGGTTTTGCGCATCAACAGACCCAACCGGCTGCAGGCGCGTTTGAAGAGGCATCGCCGACGGTGTGCCGGCACCGTCGCGACGACCATTAACGGGTTCGGGCATGGTTCACTCCAATAGGAAACGCCCGCATGAAAGCGGGCGTTTCAGAGGTTTCAAAGTTGCTTTGCAACGACTACTGCGGCACCGCTGACAGGATCTGCTCCAGCCGGTCGAGAACATCGTGTGCCGACTTCGCGTCGAGAGAACGGCCGGAAACTGGCACCTCGATTGCGAGGGGATCTGCATTGATCTCTGCATCGACCTCGTCCGGGTCTTCGCCAAGGTCGCGGATGCTTTGGTGCCGGCTCTTCAGGCGAGCGTCGATCAGCGCGATGATGCCGTTTGCTTCACGCAACGGATCGATAAATTCGATGCGCTGCGGCGACCAGGACACGTCGGCAACGGGCTGTGTCGTCCTGCCGGCGAGGTAGGCGGTCGAAACGAAGCGGCTCGCGACCGCGTCGCAGAACATCGGGATGAAGATGAGCCACAGATCCTGCTCGAGGAAACGCTTGAACTCCATTTTCCCCATGCGACCGCTGGTGAAATTGACCTGCGAATAATCGCCGGTTAATTGCTCATAAGTGGTGTCTGTTCCAGCCGCGATCGCGCGCAGGTCGACGCGTACATTCCCCTCGTAGTCATTGCTGGTCGCAGGCGCGGAAAAATCGACGGTTTCACCCGGCCGCAAATACTCGACCATGCCGGGCGACAGCGACTCCACGCGGCGAGGATCGCCAGGTGCGGATGCCGTCGTGCGCCCAACCTGAAAGCCCTCGTCGCTCGACGTGACGAACGCCGCGAAGCAGGCCTCGATCTTCTTGCGCACGAGCTCGGCGTCCTGATACTCGTCGAGATCGCGGGCTTTCCAGATCGCAGAAGCAAGCCAGGGGAACCCACGCACCGCGTTGGGCCGATCGATTGCATCGAACAGGTGGACGATCTCCGAAGCCGGCACAAAGCGACTCAGCATGTTGCGGGGCACCTGCGCCACTTCTCCGGGGTGCTGATCAAATAGCCAGTAACCGGTACGCTGGCCGATCATGTTGAATTGCACGCCAGCCACAACAAACCCGCCGTCGACCGGACCGACCTTCAACGTGTCCAGAAAATCGATCTCAAGGATCTGCAACTGGAGCGGCACTTCCAGGCCATCCTGCGGCAGGCGCGTGCGAAACCTGAGTAGCACTTCGCCCGACTCCTTCAGGGCCTTGTACGCCTGCGCCTGCAGCCCGTAAAAGTCCAGCAGGCCGCCGGCATCACAGACCTTCACCCAGCGTTTCCAGAGCTTCTGCAGGGCCTTGTCGGTGAACTTGGCCTGCACGCCCGTGCCGATCGCATTTGCCACAAGAATCTTGAGCGCACGCCGGATGTGCGGGTTGTTACGCACCAGATCCCGTGCCCGGTTGCGCATGATGCCAAGCGCGGGCAGCACCTCCGCCGTCGAGCTTGCGCCGGAGGCACGCCAGCCCGCCGAGCGCGGCCCGCGCTTGGCGCCGTCGAAACCGCGCGCGGCATGGATCGACACCCGCGCACGCATGCGTCGCGCGGCGATCCCCGGTGCCAATAAAGTTTGTCTTCATGTCAGAACCGTTGATAAATGGCGATGCTGGATCGCGGTACGCTGGGCGACTGCTGCTTCGCCAGCTCGGTTTTGATCACATCGCGCGCCTTTAACAGGTCGCCCATGGAACGATAGGTGATGCGCTTGCCGTTGTATTCGACCGATAGCGTGCCGGTCGCGATGGCTTTCTCGATCGCGTCGAGATTCTGCTGGGTAAATGCCATATCTATCGCCTCAGCCAGTTGTCCCGGCGTGGAATCCATGAGTTCTGCATCGCACCCGTGACGGTCGCTGGCGCCGCCGGTTCGCTTGCCGTATCGACCGTCGCCACCGCGAGCTCCGCGTCCGGAGCAACCTCCAGCACAGCAGTGTTCGCGTCAGCCGGCTCCGCCGCGCCAGCCGGTTCCGGCGCCGGCACTTCATGAGCCGGAACGGACGCGAACAGATCCTGCACACGCGGCTCGATCACCGCTTCGAGCGCTGCCCAGTCGGCATCCTGATAGACATTCAGGCGCAAGCGTGGGTGATACGCGCATGCGAAGTTGTAGACCTTCAGGTCGAGCGCCTCATTGCGCTTGCGGAGCTTGTCCCAGCGGTCTTTCGACGGGTTGTACGCCTCTGCCGTCAGCTGCTCGAAGTACTCGTCGTCGAGATCGACGGAGAAGTGCATGCGCCGGTCAACGACTTCGCGATCCTCGTCGCCGAGCAGCGCACCAAATATGCGGCTCTTCGCGGTGTCGGTGCCGACCGGCCAGAGCTTCACGCCGTTCGGATAGGTCTTGCCCTTGACCGTCACATCCTGATCGGTCGGGCGACCGATGATCGGCTTGTGCTTCTCCTTCGCACCCTTGATGGCGAATACACCACGATGGCGCCGCAGCCGGCAATAGTCGTACACGTCCTGCGTGCGACTGCCGCCCGAGTCGACAGCACATAGCTCGATGCGCATCGGCACGCCAAACTGGTTGACGATCGGCGTGTCGAGATACCTGTCGAGCTGATTCCACACGTCAGGCAACGCCGGGTCACCTCGAAAGACAACGTGGTCGACTGTCCAGTTGCGCATGCCGCGCCCCCAGCCGGAAATCTCGACTTCGAGGCGGTCGTTCTGCGTGTCAACCGCACAAGTCAGCAGCAGACAGCCGAGCGGGATCGTGCGCAGCTTGTACGGCTCCGCACGCCGCTTGATCGTCTCCCACTTCATCTCCGCGCTCTTGTCTTCCCAACACTCGGCGAGCGCGTTGTTGACGAACGCGATCATCTTCTCGGTGTCGGTCTGCGCGGCCTCCCAGTCGTCCATCAGATCGGACCACGGGCGCCATCCGAGCGGCGCATACAGTGCGCTCAGGTGAAAGCTGGCCGTCTTCCCATCGCCGACTGCCGTCGGCATCCAGTAGGCCCCCTCATACCCTCGCGTTTTCCAGACGCTTTCAGGATTGCCCGCGCCGCAACCGGTCTGGCAGTAGTACAGCACGACGCCGGGATCATCCGGCGATCGACGCATGCCCTTGTGCCAGTCAAAAAACTGCGGCGAACCGCAGTCCGGGCAGCGCACAAAATAGCGGCGCTGATCACCCCGCTCGTACAATTTTTCAATCTGCGAGCGTCGCTTGATCGTTGGCGTGCTGTTCGCGAAAATCTTGGCTCGGCGACCAAAGTTACTTGTCCGGTTCGTTGCAAGGTCGATCGGGTTGCCCTGGCCGTCGACGTTGAGCTCATACTCGTCGATCTCCTCGAGCAGCACGTAACGGACGGTCGTCGACTTCAGGCGGCCAGCCCTGGTCGCACTGACGAGATTCATCAGCCCGCCGGGGAATTTCTTACGCAGCTTCGTGTTCTCGCTGCCCTTCTTCATCGCGTCGCGCACACGGCGACGCAGATCCGGCGTCGAGGAACGCATCGGCTCGAAGCGGTCCATTTCCCACTTCTCGGCGTCGTCGTACGTTGCAAACACGGCGAGGATATTGCCGGCCGCTGTCGTGATGCAGCGACCAATGAAGTTTTCGCCAAGCGCCGAACCGCCGAGCTGGTGCCCCTTCATGAGGCCGACCGTGACCACGCGACTGTTATCGAGCGGCCTGTGATCGTCGTGCGCGTAACGCGTTGCGTTGCTCAACTGACCCGAGAGCGCATCCATGATGCCGACGAGGTATGGCGTACGCTCATTTCGCCATTTACCAGGCTCAGGGCTGCTCTCTGGCAGGATGCGATGCTTCTCTGACCATTCAGCGATGCCTATCCGTTTATCAGGCCGGATCGCCTCCGTGATCGTTTTCAGAAATGCCTCGGTCGCTCCCATCGGCGTCATCCATATCGTTTTCGCTCAGGAGCGCCGTCGCGTCCACAGACGCAAGCGCGCGAACGAGCTCCGCATCGAGCATCGACTCGACTCTGATCGGGTCGGTCTCCGCAGCGAGTGCATCCTTAAGGCGAACGGGAATGTTCATGACGTTGTCGCGCACCGTGCGGAATGCAGTAAACGCGAGGCGCTGTGCGTCCGCAAGCGGCAGCGTGGTTCCGCGCTCGCGCTCGAGGTCCATGCGCTCACGTTCAAGCCGCGTCTGTTCTCTCGCCGCTCGCGCAGCGCGATAGGCGACCATCGAAGGGTCTTCCCTGCTCGCGGCAGCAGGAACGTCGTCGTCTTCCTCATCATCGTCAGGATTAGCCGGAGGAGACGGCATTGAAAACGCCGCGTTCGCGAGCGATGGGCGTGACTGGTCGGTGATCGAGCGCCGCGACTCGTCCGTATTGCGACGCCATGCCGCAACGGCCGCATCGGCATCGATCTTGCCGTCTGCATCGACAGCAATGCGTCCGGACTGGATCGCCTTCTGCACCGCGCGCAGCGTCACGCCAATGTGCCGGGCAAACGCCCTTTGCCCAAGCTTGGCCATGCGGCCTCCAGAAACGGAAAAGGGGCAGTCGGTGACTACCCGACTACCCCCGAAATGACTACCTGACTACCAGAGTGACTACCCTGAAAAGTTGCTTTGACGACGCGTGTGATGGGGCTCGAATTACCCGCATCGGCCGACGCTCCGGAAGGACCCGGTGGCGTCCTATGACCTGTCGCTCCGCATAGGGGCGCCCTATCCCCCCGCCGGTCCAAAGCGTCTATCGCGACGTCGACGCTGCGAGCGCGAACGCAGCAGCGACATTCGCGCCGAGGTTCACGTCGACCACATCCGCCACAATCTGGTCGAAAGGGAAACGCGCGGTGTAACGCGGCGGTTTGACAAACAGCAGCACCGGCTTGACAGCGTAGCCGTGTGCAAACTGGTAGCGGGCCCACACACCGAGTGGCATCCGGCCACCTCCAGGTCGCCCAACAAAGTAGCGGACATCGGCCGACGGGTTGCGCCGCTTTCGGGCGCGGGACGCTTTCGTTTCGTTCTGCGTTCGATCACGCGAAGCCTGCAGCTGCGCGAGGATCTTTGAATACTGCCCACGGCTGAAGTTTCCATACCGGTCCAACTGCGCCGCGCTGCCCGGCACAACGTACATGTCGTACGGCAGAAGACCTTTCCCCCGCAGTAACGACTCGATGCGTTTCACGTTTCGCGTGCCGCCGTCCACCTCGGGCAGCAGATATTTCGTTGCCGGCGTCCCTTTGAAGGAGTCGTCTTTGTAGCCAACCGTCGCGACCGGCTTTGCTTTGGTCGCGTACGTGATACGTGTCGAGCTCAACGTGTACGGTGTTGGGCGGTCAAAATACTGCGGCATCGCCGCTTTCAATGCAGACTGAGCCTGCCTCGCCGTGTTGTTCAGCGCCGTCGCCTGGATGTATGGCAACTGACGTTGCACGTTATCGTCAATGCCGCGCACCAGCGAGCTGGCGTCGACCCGGATCTGAAACGAGCCACGAGACATAGCGACTTCCAAATGCAAAAACCCCGAGGCTTTCGCACTCAGGGCTTTGAATTCTGCGTTTCGTGAAGGCGAACGCCTCCACACGACCTAACGGGCACCTATGATTATTCGTATGTCGCCGAAAGGGTTGCGCCACGAGTTGGCGGGCGCTCCATGTATCCAGTGACTCGGTAAAGGATGGCCGAAATATATTCGATCGATTCTTGAAACGCAAGCCATTTCATCCTCGCATCTGCCGACGCATCGTGTCCACGACAGCGCCGTCGACGTGATCCAGCAACGCCAGCACGTCGCGAAAATGCCTCGCCCAATGACGACGGTATCGCGGCAACGGCACACCGATGGCCTGTGATCGGGCAGCTTCGTCAACCGGCAATCGTCCGTTTCCATCGCAGTCCGGACAGATCTGTCGGCCCTCGCGGACCTTTGGTGTATGCTGCAAAATCTCGCCGCGCCCCAGGCAGTGTCCGCACCGCTCATAGTGACGAAACACTATTGGCCCGCGTCCATCGGCGCGTGCAAAGAACGGCACGCTTTCCTCCGACAGGCATATCGACCGCTTCCCGCTACAGTGCGGACAGGTAAGCACGAGGGGTCGCGCCGTTTGCGAGCGGCCTGAAACGCCGCGACCCTCACAGCGTGGACACTGGTCATCTATCCACTCCACCAGCAAACGACGCGCAAACCGCTCAATGATGTCGACCTCAGTTCGCTCGACTTCACGACCGGTCCGATGGTCTCTCGCCTGGGTGTAGTCCAGGCCCGTAAATTTGCTGCGGTCGAATCGTCCACTTCTGCGGATCAACTGCGCAAGCAGCAACGTGGCGCGGCGCACGCTATCGGGTCTCACGTCCTGTCCGCATTTCATCCGCACAAGCGCGCGACCCAGGTCGTTTGCGAATGCCAACGCGCCCAAAGTTACTTTTGGATCGGCGATCGGGTCTGAGAACTGACTGCGAACATTCATCGCCACCCCGGCTTGCTCTTTAAGGTCGATCATTGCCTACTCCCTGAATTGTCCCAATGTCCTAATGTCCCAAAGGAAAAAGGTCGTGAGGGCGTGCGCGCCCGCGACATGCGCTCCCACACGTCGCGCATGTCGCGGGCATGCACGCACACGCATGGCAGTCGCTTGGGACGTTGGGACATAGGCCGCTTCGGGAACCGCTCCGCAGCGCGCCAAAGCTGGCGCGAAGGCGCGCCGAAAC